ATATGTCACCTGCTACTGCACCAAATTCTCCACTTTCCATATCCAACTTATTAGGATTATACAATACTTTCCACTTAAATGTCAAGGGTATTTCTTCTGCACTTTGAGGATCAATAGCCTCTCCTTCATCGTCATAGATAGGAAACATTACATCTGCATACTGGTATACAACACCATCATAAGTTCCTTCCTGTATGCGAACAGCTTGCTCTTGTGTTTCTTTATGAATCACATAATGAAATGATGGATTACTCATAATGACAATAAGAATGTATAAAGTATTTCATTCCTGATATGGGCTTTAATCCTGCATGAGGATATGTCCATGTCGGAGGAAACATTAACAATCGTCCTCTCTGTGGTCTAATATAATGTGGCATTCTTGTCCCTATACGATACAGTCCTACAAAATCTGTTTCGCCACCTTCTTCAATATCATTTAAATAAATGAAAAAGGCTAGAAAACGCCTTGCTGAAGCATAATCTCTTACATCTACATGAGTATCAAATCTATCATAATCATTTGCTAAGTAACGCTTCATTCTAATGCTTTCATACCCATAAGTTTCTGGCCATTGTTTAGCAGTTATTTCACAATCAATTTTATAATGCATTATATAGTCTTGAAAGACCTCTAGCATCCCTTGTTGGACTGAAGCCCAGGCCTCATGTTTATGTAAATCTATTTGCTCGAAAGAAATTACATTATCACCATCTTCCATATGGATAGTTTCAAAGTCCTTATGTGAATCTTCAAACTTTTCTATCAAAGCTTCACATGAAACTTTATCTATCACATCATCATAAACTTTTATATATCTATCCATATAGAAACTCTTTACTAGCAGCAGTGTCAAGTTGTTTCATAATGTCTTCTGTAAAATACTTATCTGGTTCCTGTAATATTTGTTTACCAAACACTTTAGAACCATCAGGCAATTCGTAACGGGTCGAAACTTTACTAAACACCCCATGTTTCTCACCTAACTCTAAAAGGCCATAATACCTGTCTAAACCCTTCGTATAAGACAGCCTAACGTCGACCATTTGATTCTCTTTTGTGAGTCTAGATTTATATGTCTTACAATGGATGATGTTACCTACCACTTCTGAGCCGTCTTTATCTTTCTTCTTTGACAGGTAGATGATTGTTGATGCAGCATACTTGAGTCCTGAACCACCACCCATTTCTTTCTGTGGGAACATAGAACCAATCACATCATAAGTGTGGTTAGTCATAATCAATGGCACACCAAGTTTACCTAACTTCAAAGTTAGCACACGAAATGTTGCCTTAACTATTTGAGACCTTGTCATGTCTCTGGTCTCTTTACCAGCTTCAGTATCTTCAATCTCTTTTGTAGTAGATAACATACCCAGACTATCAAGACATAACAATAAAGGTTGTGGCTCTACTTCATCTTCATAGGCATCCAGCACTCCCAAAGTTTGGTGCCTAAATTCTTGTACAGTTGTAACAGGTAATACGACCATACGGCTTGAATCTATGCCTCTTGTCTCTATCATCTCTTTTGTAATAGCAGACTCCGACTCAAAGAATACTATATTACCTGTAGGGTTGTCCTCTAGAAATGCTTTACAAACACCTAAGACAAAGAACGTCTTTCCTGTTGCTGACTCTCCTGCGATTGCAGTAATCTTATTCTGAGGTAGCCCACCATAAATGCTACCGGAACAAAGAGCATTAAAAATATAGCTCCCAGTATCCACAAAACCACTAACATCAGCAGTACTAAGGCCATCAGCAACAATCGTAGCATATTCATTACCTGTTTCCTTAATTACATTTTTTAAGAAGTTGGACATTTTTTTCTCCCATATTTATCTTACGAACCATTCAGGTTCTTCTCTCGCTTTCCACTTTGCAAATCCAGCCTTCTCTCCTATGTAATACTTACGATAGGCCTCTACTGTATCATCACCTTTATACTCATCAGGCATACATTGTGGTGGTGGTGTAAACCCACCTCTGTTTATATTTTTAGGTGCCGTCCCTAACGGATAAAACAAATCCATACACTTGTGCAACTTGCCATAACGAAATGTATATTCATTCAACATAGCTTGGAATAAATCAAAATGCCAATAGTAGTTTTCGTCTGTCTCTCTAGTCCATACAGCACTAGGATGATTCTTATGTGTTGCCTTATACATCTCATGTTGGTCAGCATACTCATCACCATCTAATACTCGATGAGCTGTAGACAACATCTGTGCCGACTCTAGTATCATTTTGACATTATGTTTATCACACATCATTTCCGATATCTTTATCGGATCTTTATCTAAATAAAATATATTCATATCATATTATTATATCATATTCCAAAGAGATTTTCAAGCGTAGCTCGCCTAGTATGCCTAAAAAAATCAAACTCTTTATTCTTACTAAAACACCACACATTCTCAATATAAATTTTATTCATAAACTCAACCAATTCTTCTTTGGTTTGAAATTTATTCTTTCCTTGAGGTCGTTGCATGATTCGCATACCAACTTGACCCATCCAATAAGGCCTTAATGAATCAACCAACTCATCACCCGAACGATAACGAATACCTTTTATTTTAGGATCCATAATGTTTACTAATAAGAACCCATTATCACTTAATGACTCAAAACTATGTTGAGCTACTGGGAGATAAAATTCATCTCTCCAATTATCATACTCATTAAATTTTGCCCATGACTGGTCTTCTTCAAATTTACCACCTTCATTATATCGCTCGGTAGAAAAATATGGGGGAGATGTAAATGCACAATCAACATTCTTTATTTCTTCCCATGGCAAATCTTCTGCGCCGCATCTATATAATTGTACCGTCTTATTACTAGTCAATTTACTATATTCATCCACCATCTGGTGATAAATTTCAAATGTATTTGGGTTTGGATCACAGCCTATATAATGGGTTGCATTTGATGCAAAGAAACCAGCGAGTCTGTCACCCCAACCCATAGATGTATCAAGTACCGTCTTGGCATCGGTCATGTTATAGATACTTTTTGCAACTATAGGCTTAAACTGTGTTGCAATATAAGTGCCCAAACGAAACGCTGACATATAAACCTCAGGAGTTAATTCTTCATTGGTATTGATACCTCTCCATATTGCACCAATAGAACTCCATATTTTTTTAGCTGTGCCTTCTTCCCACACTTGGGCTGGAGCTTGAAAACTATATGAACCACACCGTAACCGCAAATGATTCATAAAATAATCACTACAAGTATTATATATTGATGATGTATCTATAAGACCTAAACCATATTCTGCGAAATTATATTTGTAGTCATCATACTTTTCAAACACTTCTCGCTCAAGTTGGTCAACAGGAGATATAAATTGTGTATAGTCTAGCGTTTGTAACTTGTGAAAGTTTTTTACCATATCTGCATATGATATTTTTTTAAAAGGAAATGGTGGTCGTTCTGTTGCAATATAAACTGACAAAGTTTCACGAAAAACATCTTTACCATATTTTTCAGTGCAATATTTAAACTCACCTGTATTCATAACAGGTAGACCATCGGCATTACAATGTTCGCTTAGATAAGAATATAGTTCTTCATCAAATGTCATCCAAAATACGCCTCCAGCGTTCCAAATGAATGTTCAACTTCTTCAGCTAAACTTCTTAAATCTAGAGTTGAATTGTCAATAAATTCAGATTGAGATGCTTCAAGAATCTTACCTTCCCAACCGCTTGCAAGAGCAGAATGTGGTCTTGAAATCTGCATATATGTCTCTCTGTGCATACAATAAAAGATATCTAACGAATCTCTTAAAACAATAATATCAAAACCTAAACGAGGATCGGCTTGAGTTGGGGTAATATCAACCTTAACCCCAGTACTTCTAAATTTTTCTTCAACTTTCACAGGAGTACCCTTTTCATTGTATATAACCCAATCATACCCATGATTATTAACAGGCATTTGTTTAAGTTCAGGATATTTTTCATTAAGTCTTTCCCAACCATTTCTCTTATATTCTGCAAATTCATACTGTTTCATCCGAACAACGCCTCCAGCGTTCTCTGTGTGCCATAACTTCTATCGACTTTCCAATCAATACTTTCTAAAATCAAATCAATTGGATCAACAAAAGATTTTTCAAATTGTAAATCTCTATCTATCGTATCATGTAAATTAAATTCTTTGGGCAATTCTCCAAGAAAAGCAATAACATTAGATTGTAAAACATTTGGAGTTTTAAGCAATACATATTTTAATTTCTCACCATCTTGTATCAAAGGGTACTTGTTATTCAACTTATGTTTATTAACAAGATAATTATACATGATAGCACCCTTAATGTGCATTGGTGTACCTTTCTTAAAAATGGTAGTCTTATCACCCCACTTACGAATACCATTTACTGACCTAGGAAATGCCATTGCTTCGACTGGCAATTCCATAAACTCTTTACGAAAAGTTTGAATAAACTTATTAACTTCCAATTCACCCTCGCCTACAATCACCTTTAATGCTTCACGAATACGTTGACGACAAGCGTGTGGTGTGGATGATTTAACTGCTTCGATACCCATAACTTTCAGTTGTGGTTCGTTATATCTAACCCCTTCACTATCAATCACATTCAGAATATATCGTTTCTTAGCAGTCCATATACCTTTATCAGCAATAACTTCTCTAGCCATGTCCATCTTATTTTCATAAGCGTTTATATACGAGGCAAGGTCTCGATAACATCCATCAATAAACGGTTGTATTTTATCTGTAGCGACTTGATCCAAGAATTTGGTAATTCTGTCAGAAGATGCATCTCTGTCACCAAAAGACTCACGTACCAACTTATCAAAGGTAACATATATAGAGTCAGTATCAGATGCGACAATGTAATCTTCGCCTTCTGTCTGACAGATTTTATTGATATACCCATTAACTTTACCCTCAATCCATCTTATACTCAACTGTCCTGCTGTCGTAATAGCAGTAGCAATCCTTTCATCGTAATAACGGAAAAATTCATTACCCATAGAACCGTATGCACTATTAAGCGCAATCTTTCTAGCCATCTGAATGTTGTGATAGGTAGAAATTTGTTTAGTATATTTGGAATCTTTTGTATCTTCATATCGTTGTTTTGCTTCCAACATATATTGTTTAAACTTTACACGGTCAGTATAAAACTTTTCCATCAATTCTGAAAAGAATCCTCTAATGTCTGTACGAAAACACGCACCATTAGGAGTTACAGTTAACCCCAACTTCGGTAACATTGTTGTGTCTACTTCTTGGTCCAAAAGTTTCTCTACAGAAATTTTATTAGGATACTGCTCTCTTATCAAAGTTTCTGTAGAAATATTATATTGCATGATTAAATGTGGATACAAGCTATTCAAATCAAACGACATGATCCAATTGTGCTGGCCTACTTGTGGTTCTTTTACATATGCACCAACATACTTAGCTCGTTTCTCATGTTTCCTTCGTTGAGGAATAACAATATTTTTATTCTTTAAGAAATTAAATGTAATAACATCCCACATTCTAACCTGTGAATAAACATCATTATAATTTATCTTCGCTTCATAAGCCATAGTCAACATCAAAGTAATCATTGCCAAACGGTCTTCTAAAGCATCTACAAGCTCTACATCTTTAATATTATAATCTATAAAAGACTGATAATCTTTTGTATACCATTCTTTAAATGTATCAAACGGATTAGGATCTTTCTTAACACCTAATTCTATAAAAGCAATATTGTCTAAAGAAAATGATTCTTGGTCTGTATAAGTAAATTTCTTATACAGGTCCATATAATCTAAATTTGATACGCCCCAAATATTATATCGGGTAATATTTCTACCAAATGTGGAAGTGTTTTCTTCTGTCACCATTTTCCATGGAGACATATTTTGCATAAACTTATTACCAAATAAAGATTTGATTCTATTACAGAGATAAGGTATATCAAAGAAAGTAGTATTCCAGCCTGTGATTACATCAGGCTGAACCTTCTGCATGAAGTCTACAAACTTTTCAAGTAATGCTCTCTCATCTTCACACCAAATATAATCTACATCGTCACGGGTATTATTATAATCATATATACCCCATACTAAAATTCTTTTGGTGAGATGATTCTTAACAGTAATCGCTAATACTTCTTCCTCTGCTACATTCGGATCAGGAAAACCATTCTCACTTGCAACCTCAATATCAATGGTGAGAGTTAGAATCTTATCTTGTTCCCAATTTACTATACCATCATATTCATCTGAAATATAGCAATATTGCCATCTCTCCATACCATAAACTAAATCAATTTGCTCTTCATAATTTTTTAAAAACTCTCTCGCTTGATGAATACTACCAAACTTAACAGGCTTTGCGTATTGACCTGTTAGAGTTTTAAACTTGCTTTTCTTCGCTGAAGGAACGAATAAAGTAGGTTGATACTTTATTTTACGCATAATACGCTTACCATCTTCGATTGCTCGAAGATAGAGCGTATCACCCTTTAAAATTATATTTGTGTAAAAGTTATCTGACATATGGATATTATATCACATATCCATTATCCAGTCAATACTTGTTTGGTATCTACCTTTACTTCAGGTACTACTATACCGGAGCCAAAAACTTGTCTATAGTTATTAACTATTTCTTCCTGAGGTTCTACAATAAACACTATATTATCTCTTGATATTTCAAACATCTTATCCTTAGCAAAAGGCACCCATGGGCCGAACCCCATCTGTACGGGACCAGATGCTGTAGTGCCTGCCATAGGCATTAACATCGCTGGATTTTCTAATGTTACTGTATCTTCATTCACATCAATATCGGCTACTAAATCTTCACCAGTTTTCAATCTCAATAATCTAATCATTATAACTTCTCAAACCTTCTTTTTGTTTCCTATATTATACTTAGTTTCTAACAACCAATCTTCCTTTTCTCTATACGATAAAACTTTTATTTGTGACAAAGGTGCTTTATCGCTGGCATCGCCCAGAATCTCTACTAAGCCCCAATCTGATAATAGCCCTGCTATAGTATTTCTTCTTTGTATATCATTGATACTAATATTAGCTGGTTTACCATCAAGTGCAAACAACTCTTTAAAATGCACTAAAAAATATCTACCTTGTTTATGTAATATGTGACAAGATTGATAAAGTTTTCTTTCTTTGCGGGATGCAATGCCGATACGGGATAAGGTTTCTCTAACTTTTAAAAAATCATCTGCTTCCGCCAACTTGATTTCTAGCATCAAGTCGGGATGCCAAGCCAATTCGTCCATATCGAATCTCCATTATTATCATTATTATAGAGATATTTATTTTTTCCCGCCTCTTGACAACACTCCCTTTATATAGTTTATGTCCTTTTCACTTAATATGTCTAATGCAACTTTAGCTTTTTCATTGCTGTACCCAAAATACTCTTTAACTATATCTATATTTTTTATCTTCTTTGCTTTCATCCAAGGAGCAAATCGCTTCTTCTTAGA